ATCAAGAGTAACATAAGCACAGCACAAGATGTTGGTGATATTATTGGTCATGTAGATAAAGCACTTAATGGTCAACAAGAAGTTATAAAAGCCAGAGATAAAGCTAATGTAGACCACTTTGCAGTAGAAAATGTGGCAAAGGAAGTGATTGATGCTAAATTAGCACAAGAGCATCTCTATGAAATGAAACAATTAATCAACCTTCGCTTTGGTCATGGAACTTGGGAGTATATCTTAGAAGAACGTAAAAAAAGAATAGATAAAAAAAAACAAGCAATAAAAGAAGCCAAAGCTAAAAAAATGAAAAAACAAAAAGAAATGTACGATATGATAAGAATGGTTATGATAGGGTTAGCAGTAATATTGTTTGTAGTAGTAGCTATAGGCATCACTATAAAGTTTGTATTAGCTCATTCAGTAGAAGGAGATGATGAATCCTGCAAACTATATGAGCCTAAATACTATCTTATCTGCTTAAATGAAGGCAGAGGATATGCAGATACACAATTATACCTAGATTATCAATTACAAAAAGATAACTGGATAATAGAAAAAGATTGATTCCTATATTAGTATGTGTATACTTGTCAAACGGACTAGAGATTTTAAAACAAACATGACTGTTAATAGTGTTATGGGGATAAATTACTACAAATTATGGTTGATACTCTAGTTCGTACTATTCATATCCATTATTTAACATCTTTCTAGCTCTATCAGCAGCACTTATAGATGAAAACTTATCTATCTTTTTATTAACATATACCTTTGGTTTTTTACTCCACCTTTTTTGCATAGCTTTTTTACCACCTTCACTCTTTTTTACTAAAATATCTTGTATCTTGCTCTTTATAGCTTTAATTCTTTTTTGTGTTACTTTTTCTCCGTTATCTATAAGCAAAGGATATACATTAGTCATTATTCTATCAAACCTTCTTTTATCTTGTATACCTAATATATTCTGTATATGCCTTTTAAACACACTACAATCCTCTTGGAGATACATTGTACTAATTAAAGTTATGTATGCACCTTTTTCTTCTAAAGTTAATACAGAGACATCTGCTAACCAATCAGCAGGGTAAAATGGAAAATAAAATAGTTTCTCTTTCATACTTCCTCCATAATTGTATTCCAAGAATATTTATATTTACCTTTAATTTTTTTAAGTAAATTTATACTAGCTCTTCTATCACCTGATAAAAGCATACTTGTATAAGATTTAGATATTTCTAATTCCTTTGATACTTGGGTTAAGTTCATTTTATTTTCTTTCATAATCTTTTCTATAATCATTTTATCTCCTTAATTAATTTTTCATAACATTGTTTGCAGTAAAATTTTAATTTATGATAATGAACTGCTGCATTATCACAAAAACTACACATTTTTAAATGTATAAGTTTCTTCCAGTGGCTACTGGTATTATCTTTTTTTATTGGTTTCCTTCTAACCATTTCATATATTCTCTCTTTCATATTTTTTTCTAAGTAACATTGATTTATCAGAAGATAAAATAAAATCTCCTTTTAAAATAGACCTTATATAAACTACAGAACAAGATAATTCTTTAGCTAAATCTTGAATGGTTAAATTATTTTTTTTACCAATATTATAAAGTAATTTTCCATGAGCTGTAGTTACTTTGTAATCATCTAATGTTGCTATTTTAGGCACTATTTTTTCTCCTTTACTTCTTTTCTAGTTACATAATAATCGTTTTCTTCTACTGTTCTTAAAACAAAACCTTTAGCTAATAAATTCCATAACTTATCTTGTACTTCAAATTTAGTAGGTCTAGTCTTAAACTCCATTTTATAATTTATTACATACTTACTCATACTCCACACATCCCTTCATCACATATATCATTAAACATATCCATTTGGTCTTTGTTAGGGTCTAAATCAGCTTCTTCTAAAGGCACATAAGATTTGTGTAAAAATACTTCATCTTCTGGTTTTCTAGTAGCATTTCTAATTTTTCTATCTACCTCTACTACTTCTTTCCACATTTCTTTATCATTGTTTTTAATATCTAACCAAAAATCATTTGAATGATAAGGACAAAAAGTACAGGCAGATTTTTTAGGTAATGGGTGATTATGATTTTTCAACCATTCCATGCAATCACCTCTATTAAATTTCTTATCAAATACTAAAGGATAATCATTTTTAATATAAGGTAATCTACTTTCTTTACATCTTACCATTTCATCTCTGGATATACCTATAACCATTTCTATCATTGTACCTTTTGGTACTCTTTGGTATTTTTTTAAACCTAATAACCTTCTTATTTTCTGATAAATAGGTTGTATTTTATATTCATTAGTGCATTGACGCATAGTAAAACCTTTCTTACCTGTTTTACTATTAATGGTATATGTAGGTATTGCTAAAAATTTATATTTACTAGATAACATATCTTCTTTTAAATTACCTTTAGATACAATATGCACAGGATAAGAAACTCTACTTTTTAAATATTGTAACCAATCATAAACATATTTAGGTTCATTTTGTGTATCAGCAAATATGGCACAATCAACCATAGGCAATTCTCCATACTCTATCATTAATGCTACTGTGCTGCTTTGTACTCCTGCACCTAAAGATAATACTCTCATTAATATTCTCCTAAAGGTAATTTATAAACCTCTCGTATTTTCTTCATTACTGTTATACTAGGTATTCTTTTTGAGTTAATTAATAAGTCAGCATAAGTATAAGATATATCTAAATCTCTAGATAATTGATGTGTATTTATATTTTTTTCTTCTACAATTTTTTTTACATTCATTATATAACTCCTGCGTTCTGTAAACCTATAAATGTATAGATTATTGTATATATAATTAAAAATTCCATATTAACCTCCTAGTCATCTAAATCGTTCCAATGTTTTGCTATCTTACTTTTCTTTTCTGGCTTCTCTTTTTCGTATGATTCAAAGCAACCATTATCTAAATTCATTTGTATATCTAATACTCTTGGATATCCTAACTCTTCATAACGAGTTTTACAAACAGTTAATAAACTTTCTGTACATCTTGACCCATCTTCATTCTCAAACTTAGGTCGCCAAAGACTAAATATATGGTCTGGTTTATTAAACCAATGAGCAGAACCTGCAATCTGATAAGCAGTCGGTGCAGAGTTACCCATTTTCATATCTGGTTTAGCAGGGTGTGCCTGTATCATAATATGTATATCTAATAGTTTAGCTAAAGTAGTAAGATGGTCTAAACACTTACCTATCCATAATGTTTCAGACATTTTACCAAATTCAGGTGTGCTAAGTTTATTCCAAGGGTCGAGTATAAAGGCACTAATTCCGTACCTAGATTTCATATCTTGTATCCTATCACACAACCAGTCAAAGTCAGGACTGTTGTTAGGATGATTAAGAAATACAAAGTGTTTTCTAATAAAATTATCAGCTTCATTTTTTTCTTCATCTGTTTGCTCCCATTCTAATTTTTTATTATAAAATGTTCTAATGTTACGTTGTATATATGGTCGCACCCTAGTTTCTCCAGAGTACATACCTATATTAATCTTGTATTCTTTGGCAATTTGTGTCCATAATTGTGTAGAAAAAGAAGTCTTACCATGTCCAGGAAATGAAGTAAGCACAGACACCATACCCATACCAAGCATAACCTTATCATTCCATCCAAACATAGGATTAAACAACTTAATCTTTGCAGGTTGTGGTATATCATCTAAAGAATAAATACCTTCTAATGGATAATCACATAATCCTTCATTAATTGTCCATTTTAAATCATCTTTACCCCATTTAAGTAAGGCTTCATTACAATCTTTAACACCATCCCAATCAAAATACTTACATTTACCATGACCTAGTATCGAAGCTAAGTCTTGACGTAGTGCTAATCCTGGTTCATCTGCATCTGTCAACAATACAAAACAATTAGCTTGGTCTAAACCTTGGTCTAGTGCATCTAATACATATTGATACTTCCTAGATGCTTCTGGTTGCTCTGTAGGTGATGCTACAGCACCTGTTGGCACACTTAGGATAGAATCTATATCAAAACCTCCCTCATAGAGTGCTAGTGCATCCATTTCTCCTTCTACAATAAAAATAGTATTGTTTTTTAACTTATTAGAGTTCAAAACATTATCTAAATTGTAAAATCTTTGTTCGCCACCTTTTTCTTGTTTAAATATCTTTTCTGATATGGCTCTAGCTTTATAATTTACTCTTTTACCTTCTAAATTATAGTAACCAAATACAATGCTTTCTAAGTTTCTATCACCATATGACCCTTTTCCTGCTTGTACCCTTAAATCTTCGAGAGTTTTCTGGCTTATCCCCCTCTGTGCTGCGAACTGTATTACTTCTGCTGTTAGTTTGGTCATAAAATTCTCCTCCTTTTGCGTTACAATGGTGGCAATAATACACCACACCTTCTGTTTTAATCGTTACACTTAAACATCTATCGTGTTTATTCTTTCTTGAATGACTACACTCTGGGCATAAATACTTACCACTATGATGTCTACTTAGTAACCATTCTCTAGTTATCATTTTCTGCTTCCATAATTGCTAATCCTATTTGTCTAGCTATCTGTGGCACTATAGAATTACCTAAAGCCTTTATTCTTTTGGCTCTATCTCTGTCCACCCCATAGGATACCCCATCAGGAATTCTACAAATTCTGGATTGAGCCTGCCACCAGGTTTCTCTTTCTGTGCTAGAGCTGTTATGCAGTTTGATGCTTGAGTGTTTCCTTGCATCCTCGCCTTGTGTTCCGAAGCCGAGGGTGTCGGCAGCATTTGTTTCATAGCTATCTTTTGCCCTAGACTTGGATTTCTTCCCTTTTGCACTGATGGAGGAACTGTCGTTACTGAATCCTTGTAGT